GCAATGAATCCATTTTATACATGCGATTATTTCTATTCACGGCATCACCAACTAAAAAGGTACCTTCAATGTATAGGTTCTTTTTACCGTTTTCTGTTGCCTCTGTTAAGTATCTAACAGATTCGATGTGTTCTCTAATAAGTTTCATTTTAGTATCCGCCTGGTGCAGTTGCGTATGTGGCTTCTTTGGTAAGTTCTAACACCACAAAACCACCTGTGTTGATTGTTACAACGATTGGTTGATTGTTATTGTTTGCCAATGTAGTATTTAACAAATCAAATTCAATAGTACCAGCATTATGCAAAGTAAGAATTGGTACACTATTGCGAACAATTTGAATGCTGCCGTTTGTTGACCAAGCAACTTTACGAATGTTAGCAGCAGTAACAGTTTCATTAGCAGTAGATGACAAGTTAGCCAAACTAATGGTTGTACCTGCATCAATAACTCTAACTACTGATGCAGAGCGTGTTGTGTTTATAAATTCGAATGCCATTTTATCTTAGTCCTATTGATGAACGTCTACGCATACTCATTTTTCTTTTCACTAATGTGCGGCGTAACTTTGCTCTTCTAGTTGTTTTCCAAGACCTTTTTAACAGTCTCGCTTTTCTTAATCTTACCGTTGCAGGTATACGTTTAACTGTATTACCTGAAATTCTAAAACCTTTAATGCTTGAACGTCTGATGTTCTTCTGAACAACAATCTTGCCCTTAGCATTTCTTCTAATTCTACGGCGAATCTTTTGAATTCTACCTTGTTTAATAATATTTGGATTGCGTTTAGTCGCTTCATCCAAAACTTCAATAAACATATCTTCTGCAACATAACGCTTTGCCTCTGCAAGACGTTTTGCAACTATCTCATTCAGATGTGCAAATAACTTTTCTTTTGCCTCATCTAATTTGTTATCTATTAACGATTTAACAAAACTCATTTTGCATGTTTGAAAGCAAAGTCAGATGCTTTCTGAAAATGTTCTGGAGACTTGTGTACCAAATCTGCAAACTTCTTTTTGTTTTCATCATTTAATGCTTTGTGAACTTGCGTCAATGCCGATGCAGTAAAGTGGTCAATCTTACGACTATGACCAGATGCAAACTTAACCGACTGTGCTTGTTTGTCGTTCACTATCTTATGTAGTTGATCCATTACCGCTTCGGTAATTTCAACTTCTTCTTTAACTTTACCTCTTGGACCAAGTGTAACAACTTTTCCACCAGGATGTTTTTCTAAATCTTTTACTGCACTTGCTTTATCTAGATATGCGGCCAAACTCAAAGTCTTACCTTCTTTATCAACGATATGATGAGTGTCTGCTTTTGGTTTCTTTTTACCAATTGCCATTTCAGAAACAACTTCTTCGGCTTGAATTGCGGCAACTTCTATTGGACTATCATATGGCACAGAGAAGTATTTGTTAATTTGTTTGTTGTGATACAATGCAATTTTTGTTCCATCAGGATACAAACGAATTGCTTTTCTCTTTAATAACAAAACATATGGAGGTGTTGGACCTGGATTCGCTTCGTCTAACTGTTCTACTTCAACAAAATCTTCATCTTCTTTAATAGCACGGCGTGCCTGCATATTAATTGATTTGTTATTAGAAATCAAATCTACCATCTTGTTAAAGAGGTTTTGGATAATCATTCTATCTGCATTGTTGAATTGTGGTTTTTCTTCACCCATCTTATCTAAGATTTTATGAATACGTTGCATCTGTGCCTTATTGGCAAGACCAGCACGAACCAAAACATCAAACTTAGAATAGTCTGATTTTTCTTCTTCAACAATAGATTTGAATTCTAATAGAGATTTCATTCTTCTGCTACAGCTTCTTCTTTTGAACCATTAAAAATGTTTTGTGCAAGTTCAACTTTACGGCCTTCTAGTGCTTCAAATGCACGAGCAGAAAGCATATCGTTTAACATATCTTTGGCTGCGGCTGAATTGCCAGCTGCCAATTCGTCAATAAATTCTGATGTTGACATATTATATCCTTTATTAAATTATCGCTTATTTAGTAGAGATGAAAACTTTTCCACATCTGCATCTAATTGCGGTGTCATTGATTCATTCGCTGCATCATCTTGTGTGTTATCTACAGGAGGATTAGCCTCTGCATCAGCTTGTTGTTGCTGTTGCATTTCTGGTGGCATCGTTGGACCACCAGTACCTGCTGCATCTTCTTTTGCAATCTGTTTTTTCATTTCGGCAATGGTTTCTTTATCCATTTGGAGAACATTCTTTTGAACCCATTCCATAGAATAGTATCTACCGATATATGGGTCAACAGTTTGCAATACACTTAATCTTTCACGGAGGATTTCAGCATCACGCATTTCGGTGAAGTTGTTGTCCTTCATGTAGTTGTAATAGATATCTTCTTTGAATTCTTCCCATTCTTCTACAGTACAAATACCTTTTAGAACAAGTTGAATTTTCAATGCATGGTCAAAAATCTGAGAAAACTTGTTACGCAGTCTAATAATAAACTTTGTAAACTTAACTTCATCTCTTGTGACTTCAGTTGTACGACCAACACCAATCATACCACCTTGTTGTGGTTCTAAACGAGAGATTGGTACATTCAATGCATTTAATAATTTTTGTCTGAAGTACTTAACATCTTCCAACTCACCAAGGTTTTGGCCTGCTGGTAGTGTAGTAATCTCTGTACCTTTACCACCCTCACGGCGTGGTAACCAGAAGTCTTCTAACATAGACATGTGTTTGCGGTCATCACGCAACTCACCTGTACTTGCATCGTAAACCATTTTGTTACGATACTTTGCCATAATATCTTTTAGATATTGTTCTGCTTTGCCTTTTGGTAAGTTACCAACGTCAATGTAGAAAATACGGCGTTCAGGTGCTCTTGATAGTCTATAGATAACTACTGCATCTTCAATCATACGCAACTGATTAAGTGGCTTGATTGCTTTGTGTAGATATGAAATAACGAATGTGTTTTTTGCATCCATCAAACCAGAGTTCACATTAATGATTGACTCTGGTGCAATTCTTAAACCTGCATTAACACTACTTGTATATGATTGTGTTACTGTACCTTTGTCGTTATACACATAGTATTCGGCAATAGATGCAATAACTTGAGCACCAGTTTTTGGGTCTCTGTCTTTTTTGATTTCACGGACCTTGCGAATCTTGCGTGGGTCAATGTATCGTAATTCTTGGATACCTTCTTTTGGTTTTGTTTCATCTACCACAACATGGTAGTAAATGCGACCATCAATGTACCATCTCTTAAATAAGTCATCAGAAAGATTACCGAAGTTTAACATCTTTAGGACGTTTTCAAATTCTTCATGTATTTTCTTTTTGATTGATTCTGGTTGTTTTAGATTGTCTGTAACAATATCTACAGTACGACCTGAAACATCATGTGTAATGGCTTCGTTGACGATATCATCAATTGCCATTTCCAACTCAGGGTGATTTGCCATTTCACGATAACGTGTAACCAATTCTATTTCATTACGAACAGAACCTTCTAGGTCAACGTATGTGCCATAGTGTGCGTTTTGCGTGATGGTAATTGCGCCATCATCCATCGACTCCGTTGGAAGCGCAAACGAAGCTTGCTCAGGTGCCTGAACCTGAACAATATCTTTTTTACCAAGGGTAAAGCCAAAGAGCTTAACTGCCATTAAATATTCATCCTATAAAAATAGAGAAAGGCCGAAGCCTCTCTCTTTATACCACACCATCGTCAACTGATTCCCACCATTGATAGGTGAGTGTGACGCTAAATTCTTCAATAGTATCGTTAGAACCCCAGTCAACATCAATTGGAGTAACATCTGTTGGGAATAAACCAACAAACTTATACTTCTTCAATGTGTTACCTTGTTTACCAAATTGAGTTACTTGTCCATCAACTGAGTAACCTAAAGGTGCAAGTGCTAATGGGTTACGCACGTTAAGATTGTGACTGTTAATACCGTTCATCCATCTTTCGAAGGCATTACGGATAACAAAGTCTTCATCGTTAATGATTGTAATTGTCCAATCAGCAAAAGTTCTGTTACCAACAAATTTCAGTTCACGACCGAAATATTGTACTGGCACAACACCTAGCGTAGCGCCAGGTAATTGTGCAGTCTTACACATAAATGTGAGTTTAGTTTGTGCGTTACCTGGCGCAGAGAACGCAGGGAACGGCATAGAGATTTCAAATAAATTAGGACGGGCACCGTCCCCTGTCATCTGAGCTCTAAAATCATTTACATTAAATGCCATTTGTTTTCTCCTGTTTCTCTATTTATTAGAACTTTCCAACGACTTCATCGAAGGATACGCCAGTGCGTACTGCAACAAAGTTAAGTTGGATAAAGTTGATTGAACGAGCAGGTTTGATATAAATGTCACCAATGAATTCATTGCGGTCAATAACTTCACCAGTATTATTGGTTTCGTCACAAACAACACGGAAGTCGGTAATACCACGGCGACCTTGCACATCACGCAAGAACGGTTCTACAAGTGCAACAAATTGTGCTCTTGTAAATTGGTCATTGAATTCAAACATTGAGAAACGAGCTGCTCTTGCAATTGCTTTCTCAAGTACGATGAATAGACGGCGAACATTGATACGGTCAAACGCAGATGGTTTAGATAACAATGTTTTGTCACCAAACAATACTGTGCCTTCACCTTGGAAGGTTACGATTGGGTTGATGCCTTTGATATACAAGTCATCACGGTTTGTCTTAGTTGGATTCCATGCAAGTTTAATAACATTCTTAATAACACCACGATTTAAACCACCTGGTGAGAACCATGGGTCACGGTCGTTATCTGTACGAGCACACAAACCTGCAATGTCACCATTCAATGGTACCCAACGGTATACATCGTTATATTTGTCGTATTGGTATTTCCAGTTAGAATCAAGTACAGCGTATGAAGTGCTTGTTAATGTATCACGGAATGTTTTGATATCTGTAGTTTCGTTACCAGCATTGTCAACAACATTGGTCTTCAATGGAGATAAGAATACAACACAGTCTTTGCGTGTTTCTGCCATTGAAATCAAATCAACACCAACTGTTGCAGTTGCAGGACCACCAATAACTAAAGAAATATCTACTGATTCAGAAGGGTCAAAGTAGTCATAACCAGAAATTACGTTTGCAGTAGAAACTGTTCCATCAACACCACCAGATAGTGATACTGTTACGTTTGCAGTCATTGATTTGAATGATGTTGCATTTGCAGCAGAACCCCATGCAGTACCAGATGCAGCTACTGTTGTAGTGTGTGATACCCAGTGAATGTATTTTGATTTGTTTCTAATAACATTCTTGTAATAGTTTGTGTTTCCTGAATCATCTTTTGCATCAGATGCTTTAGAAGCAAATGGGAATTTTTCAAGAATTGTACCTCTTGTACCAGAGAATAAACCATCTTCGTCAACAACAACAATGTGAATTTCATCATTAGCACCACCTTTGTTTGAAACATAGGTAGATGTGCCTGGTGTTGTAGTAAATTGTGTAGAATATGCCCAAGTAGAATATGTGTTTGCATCGGCCATGGAAACTTTTAATGAGTTACCAATTTCGCCTGCATAGCGAGCTGCAAAACCGTTGTATGAACCGTCTGCATATCCTGTGTGATTGTCTAACCAATCATCATTATTTTTAATCAAAACAGCAGTACCGTTTGCGGTAGCGTTTCTAGTAGTTGTAGAGTTATAAGCTCTAACAATCTTTAAGTTGGAAGAGTATGCTAAGAAGTTTGCTGCTGAGAACCAATATTCATAATTATTTGAGTCTGGCTTGCCGAATGAATCAACAAGACGAACTTCGTCAGAGATTGTAATAATTTCACCGATTGGACCCCACGCAAACGGCCCCGCAAATGCGCCAATTGAGGTAGCGACTGAAGGGACAATTGTAGTCAGGTCGATTTCTGATACGTTTACCCCAGGTGAGAGCTGAAATGCCATTGGATTTCTCCTTTAGTTGTGAGTCAATTTTTCTTTTATTGTCTATTTAGTTTTTTAGAAAGTTGAGGATGAGGTGTAACCTCTTTCAGACCAAACATCTCCATTTGTACTGTCAATAAAAACTTCTTCTTTGAGTCCGTTATCAATAAATCCAACTGGTGCTAAATCTTCATCTACCAACATGTTTTGTTCTGCCAACATCAATTTTCTTATGTCAATGTTGGTGCTGTCTTTGAAGAATGTCTGAGCTGTCAACCATGCAAAAATAACCAGACCCATCACCAAATCGTCATTGTTTCCTTCTTCCGCAGCATAACTGTCACGGACTCGGACAAAAGTATTCATCTCGGCAATGGTATCAAAATCATTTACAATCAGTTTATCGTTTTCGACCAATGTTTTTAAGTTGGCACATCCAATTTTTTTGACTGATTTTGTTGTTTTGATACCAAAAGAAGTTGACCTTTTGAATCCACCAGAAATACTCTGACCCTTAATGTGATGGTGTTCTAGTTTATAAATGTTTTCGTATTCTAAATCATAGTGTAAAATATCAACCACTTGTTGGCCAATATTATTTGTTTCAATCAAAGCATATGCTTCATTGTATTTCTTTGCAATCGAATAGATTACAGTCGGGAAAAACAACAAAGGTAATTTATTGTTCCTATATTTAGCAACCTGTCTATATGGTGTTTGAGATACATCTAACACATTAATGGTAGAATAGTCTTGTTCAACACCCTCTGCACAGTCTACTGTGGCAATATAGAGATGGTCTTTGATAGGTTCTTCATATATATCGAAACCCTCAATTGAGGATATCGGGTTGTGGAATGCCAGACTTCTAAGTTTGGCACCAGAAATAAGTGTTGCCGATGAACCAATAAACTCAGTTTCAAACTCTTGCCTAAATTGTTCTTCTGAGGTGTTACGAATTGTTTCGTCTTTCCACGCTGCATCCCGACCTGGTACCATAGACCAATGCACTTCAAGAGGTTTGTAAGTGGAACGACCTTCTGATGCATCCACCCACATCTTATAGAAGTGGTTCAAACCATATGGTGTTGAAACAATAATAACTTTGGTAGTTTTACCAGAGGAGATAACAGGGTATGTTGAGGTGAAGAATTCATCTGCCATGTTCTTTGGAACGAAAGCAAATTCATCAAGGAAAATTAAGTTATAAGAACCACCACGAACACCAGATGCTGATGTTGCAAAGGCACTTATCTTTGATTTGTTTTCTAACTCAATGTTACCTTTGTTCCAAGTAATGATACCTTGTTGCAACCACAAAGGTAAATATTCATATGCGTATTGTATACGACCTAGAATTTCACGAGCAAGAGAACCTTTGTTAGCAAGAATGGCAATACTGTAATCATCTTGGAACAATACAGACCAAAGCATAAAACCAACAGTCGTAGTTGTTTTACCAACCTGTCGGGGCATTTTTGCAATACAGAAACGATTTTCGTGAAATGTTCTGACCATGTCCTCTTGGAACGGCCACATTTCAAATGGGATAAGACCTCTATCTACGTTAACAATCTTAACATAAGTTTTGATGAAGTAAACAGGGTCTTCAGAACATTTTATAATCTCAGCAACTTGTTCTTCGGTGTAGGATATTTCTACACCAGTTCTTTTTAAGTTTGCATTACCAAGATATCCACCGGCGTCCATCATTACTTAATGATACTTCTTAACATCCATGCTTTCTTCTGGTGAGCACCAAGAAGGTCTTGTAAGAAATTTGACACAGCAGGTTCACCCGCTTGTTCAGCAGCTGCAATACCAGCACGGAGATGAATGATAAAACGGTCATTGTCAGATTTAAGTTGAGTCAACATACTAAGAGCAGTTGGTACTGTTTGTGCCTCTTCAATATCTGCCAACTCTAAAAATCTTGCCATTGAACCTGGAACATAAGAATCTAATTGACGAATGTGTTCTGCAATATCATCGGTTTGATTCCAAACATCATTGTAAAATCCATCAAGGAAAGAATGATATTGTGGGAAATTAGTACCCTCAATGTTCCAATGAAAGTTGTGAGACTTCAAGTACAACGCAAAGTTTGTACCTAAAATTACTTTAAGTTGTTGTATTAGTTGTTCCATGGTAATCCTATTTATTGTTTTTGAGAAATTTAACAAGTTCAGTTGTTGACCCAACAAACACAGCCTTATCTATGTTAGTGGTAGAATTGCTTTTTGATTGTGTTGGATCCAAATCTCTTTTACGTTTTTGGATTTCCAGCAAGTCTTTATTCAAGTCTGCCAAGTTCTTAATCAATCCTGCGGCAACTTCATATGCCCTTGGATGCTCAGATGCATTGGCAACTAAAAGTAAATTGTCAACTGCACTATTGCCTTTTTGAATTAATTCACGAATGTTTGTTCGTGCAAATTCGGCATCATCCTCAACAGGTGTCTTTACTTCAACAACTTCTGTTTGATACTTAATAGGTTCAACATCAAGAACCTCTGATAGTGTTTGATTCAATTTATTCATTATGTAGATGGCCCGTCAGTTATTGTTTCAGAGAATCCAAACTCATCATCTGGCATTGCAGTCAATGGATTTGGTCTTGTGGTTACTGTTGAAAGTAATAGTGGTGTTTTATCTGCGGTAGAAATTGTAAATGTTGCACCAGTAAAATCACCACGAACAACATCACCAACTTCTAAGTAATCATTCAAACTTTGAACAACCAATATGCCGTTATTTGCGTTACTGAAATATGCAACTGTACCATAAACATCTTTACCATCAACTCTAATTGTTTCTGAATCGGAGAATCTACCAACACCATTAGCAAAGTCAACATAGACTTGTTGTTCAAGTGTACTGTTTGGTTGAATGAATAGATTTGTATTGGCAGTAGTAATAATTTTACCAGTTTTAACTGGTGGCCAGATATGTCCTTTTGCAGTAAATTCTAAGTTCCAAATAATCAATCTGGTAGTTGACATGTCGCCTTCATAGTCCACTTCATTTGAAACTGAATTCAAAATGATAGGCATATCATATTTCGGTTCCATATCAGGAATAAAATCTACAGTCACACTAAAGTCTGGTGTGAAGAATGGTAAAATCTGTTCTAAGATTTGTGTGCCGTCTTCTGTGTTTCTTACATAGATTGACATTGAGAAATCAAAATTATAAGGCACAGGAACATATTGTGCTTTGATTGTAGTTGAATTATTGGCCGCAAAATTACGCATTGTTGATGGTAATTTTCTGCTTGAATCATAACTCATTCCTGTCAAATCAAATGAAATTCTAGGAACACTTACAGCAATTGATTTTGTTAATGTTGGGTCAGTTGTTAATCTTGTTAGATATTTTTCTTTTGAACCCCAATTCAGAGGAACTTTAATAACTTCTTTTGCGTGTAACCCATCTTTGGTATATCTTACCAAATGAATATCATTGAAAACTGTGCCAAATGCAACAACAATTTTTCTTATTGTTCTATTATAAAACGGTGCATTACCTAACATTATACTTCACCAAATGGGTTGTGTTCTGAGAAATCAATAATAGAATTTGCTTCTGATTGAATTCTGGAGTTATCAATAATATCTTCAAACGCATCATTTTCATGGTATGCATCGTCTGCTGCACCATATGTAGTCCAATATGCACCACTTGTAACACCAATTGTGTTTGCATTGTTGGCATATGTGCCTTGTGTAAGAACCACATCCAACTGTCTGTTTGAAGGTGTCCAAGAATGAACTGTTGCTTGGAATGTGGCATTTGCCAAATCTGTTCCTTGATAAACAGTTTCATCTTGTTCATATGTGCCTGAACCACCAGCCGCCATTGTGATTTGTGTTCTCTTGTAGGCGTCACGGATTTGTTCATCAATTTCTTCAATACCAGTATGAATAACTTCTTCTGAAAATACATACTGTTTACATCTTAGCGCAAACACATATACATTGTTACCACGACCACGACCTAATGTGTAAAACATTGCTTGGTCGTTTTCGTGCTCGACCATTGTGATTTCAAAAAAGTTTTGAACCAATGGAATGTAAATTAAATCACCTTCTCTAGGTCTGAAAAGATTTGATGCGCCAGTTGCATACTTAAATCTACGGCGTGATACTAATAAGGTAAGTTCATCTCTAATTTCTAAACCAAATTTAGAAATGAAGTCACCTTCACCATCCATACCTGTGACATTCTCAAGGTACATTTCAAGTTGATAGGCTTTTGTATATGTTTTTAATGTGTCTTCACCATACAACATATCTACAGAATCACGACTCTCTCTAGGCATGTAATACAAATCCATACCATGAATTTGCATCGCTTCAATAACTAGGTCTTCCACCAGTAATTGCTCACTGGTGATTTGGTCTGTCGGAAAGTTATTGAAGTAAAAATTTGTTGACATTTTAGCCTACAAAAATTTCACTAGGCATACTAGTCATGTTGTACATTTCTTCTTCAAGTTTATCAATTTCAGTCTGTGCTTCTTGCATGATTCGTGGACCATCCAATGTAACACCACCAGGCATTTGAATACCTGCAAACTTAGAAAGGTTAGAACCCCATTGATACTTGATTAATGCAGTACCATATCTCTTTAAAAACTTGTCATTCCAAACATCAGAGATGCCTGGTTTTGTCATTGTAACGGAAGATACATTCTGAGTTAAATTATTTGCAAGTGTGATACTTGTTGGTGAATTAATTCTACGAACTTGAACTTCTTGACCATCAGACAATGTAATAAAATCATTTTCAAGGATTTCTTGGTCAAATATAGTTGATGTTCCAATCATATTGTTTGAACTAGTGTTACCAGTTAATGTACCAGTCAATGTAATTGTGTCTGGTCGCATTGCACGATAACATTCAACAATAACATATTTACCTAATTGTGCGTCACGGTCCCAATCAATATCAAGGAAGATTTTGTTTTGTTTACGATTGAAACGGAATTGTGGAGTGCCAGAGAATAATAAATTCAAAGTGGCAATATGTTGCATTGTAATTTCATATGACACATACGATACCGATGTAAAGTCATAGAGGTCATGCAAACGCAATTGGTAACGCAAGTCAAACATATTGATTGATGAATTTGAATCATCAAATGGTTGAATACCTGTAACAAAAATCACAGGGTCTGGACAATAAATCCAACGTCTATCAATATCAGCTTGAGTAAACTGATGTTTCATGTAAATCTTTTCGCAACCATCAAAGTGGTAATCTTCAAAAAATTGAAGTGCGTCATCAATACGGTCTTCAACTTGGTCATCATCCACGTTAATTTGAATAACAGGATGGCCAAGTCTTCTTAGACAATAATCTTTGAATAGTGCTCGTGTTGTAGGTTTAGCCATAGTGGTATATTTATCCTAGTGCAATTGAGAGTGCTAAAGCATCAGCAACAGCAGTTTCGTAAGCTCGTTTTGCTGAGTTGGCAGTTGCGGCAGTTGTTGTGGATGTAGAAATGATTGAATCTGTTAAAGAGACAATACCACTTTGCGTGGTTGAACTAGTTTGAATTGCGGTATTGACTATAGCGGATACACGACCATTGGCTGTTAATGTGACAACAGGAATGGTGTTAGAGTTACCATATGTTCCTGCGGTTGCAGAAATTGTTGTGTAATCTGTATTAGCAAATGCTGCATTGGCAAATGATGCAGAGGTCAAACCATCAAGTAAGTCTGCATCAAGACCAGAACCTGCGCCATCAACTGTTAATATACCAGCAAGAATTTGATTATTCGATACTGTACCTGATGCACCTGCAACGGATGTGACTCCAGATGAACCAGATAGTAAGTTTGTACCTACACCAGCAGCTGCCGCAGTTAAATCAATGTATGCACCTTTGGCAGAATCACCTTGGAAGAATCTTAATTGATTCTGATAAACGTCAATTGTTACCGAACCAACTAAACTGGTATTGGATGCTGGTATTGCAAGATTAACTTGACCACCTTCAGAACCAGATGATAAAGTGGAAGTTAATTCATTTCCAGATAAAGTACCTGTAGCAGTAAACGCACCAGTATATGTTAATGGACCACTGCCTGCTCGGCCTAATGTGTTAGCATTAGTTGTACCAAATACAATATAAGCATTAGCTGAATTTTGTTGGCCTGAAATGCGTAATGTATCAGCATTATTAATATCACCAATCCAAGCATCATCACCAACTTTGAAGTTTGTTCCATTGCCGTTATTGGTTGATTCAATAATAGGCGCTTTGAAATAACCTGTTGTTTTATTGTATGTAAAGTTAGAATTTGAGCCAAAAGACCCTGCGTCATTGAATTGAACTTCTGTGGTAAGACCTGCGGGCTGAGTTGTTCTAATCGAACCAAGGGTGTTCGATGAGGTCTTATAATAGATTATGCCATCAGCATAATTGAGTGCAATTTCACCATTAGCAATTACACCCAAAGATGGCGTTGCAGCCGCAGTACCAGAAGCACGGATTGCAATGACTGTATTTGCCATCGTTAGAAGGATCCGCCGTTAGCCACTTCTTTCAATACAACATCATTTTTAACGGGTGTCTTCTCTGGTGTTTTTACTTCCTTAATTGCAACAACTTTGGTATCTTCTACAGTTTCTTCTACTTCAATTGGTGGCAAACCTAATTTTTTTCTTTTTGAATTTGGTAACATTTCTTCCAACTGTTTGACATACTCTTGTTTTGCTTTAGACAAATCTTCAAGTTTTCTAATCTGTTCATTTAACAAATCAATATCTTTTGCTTGACTGTTTAATGCGGTTTGAAGTCTATGTCTATCAGCATCACTATTGCTTGCGTTTTGAATTGTTCTATCTCTATCAGAAACATCATTTGTCAACTGAGAAACACGGTGAGAAAGATTATCTCTTTCTTTAACCACTTCATCAAAACTATTTACTTTTTCTCTTAGACTTTCCAACTCGTTGGCTTGGTCTTGGAGAAATTTAATCTGCGTTTGAAACATAAAATTCTGTTTCAAAACTGCATTGAAGTTATCTAAAATTACCTCATTATAGGCATTTATAAAATTTACATCGGTCATAATAAAACCCTTTCATAGTGTATCAATTATATATTAGAATGTTCCACCGTTCAACATGGCGAATGTTGGAATACCGGATGTGTTAATTTGTAAAATATGACCTTCAGTTGAAGAAGCAACAGACAACAATGGTGATGTGGAAGTTAAGCCACCATAGATAACACCGTTTGCAGTAAACGATGAAGAACCAGTACCACCTCTTA